ATATAGCTGTCCCGATGCGTTTACAGAGCTGTCGCACTATTGCGGAGCATACCGGGAAGATCAGGAGGAGGAGAAGGATGGACAAAAGAAAATGTGAGACCTGCATTCACGCAAAACCATTCGGAGGAGAAAACGATAACAGATGTGGTGCGTGGGAATGTGAGTATATCAACAGAAAAGAAGCCATTGAGATTTGGAGAGCAAACAAGGAAATCGTAAGGTGTAAGGATTGCAAGCACTACGACACAGAGTCGAGAACATTCCCTTGTTGCACGGACATATTCGGAGCGGTGAGATATATGGAAGCGGACGGATTCTGTTCAAAGGGAGAGCGGAAAGGAGAATGATATGGCAAAGATTGAATGGGACATCAAAGAAGATAGTACACTTATAAAGTTCGGGGTGTTGCAACACCGTGAGGTATTTATCTCTGATGGAGAACCTTATTATAAGTTCAGCAAAGCCAATGCTTTGAGAATATCAACCGGTGTATGGATTCACTTTGATGACGATGACCTCGTCACCTATGTAAAGAAAGCAGAACTTAATTTGACGATATAAGGAGAATGATATGGAACTGATATCGAGAGAAGAAGCCATTAAGACCGCAAGAACGATGATAGGTTTGACCGCAGATGAGAGGGAAAATGAAATAAGAGCCATTCCCACCGTAGAAGAACGGAAAGAAGGAAAATGGATAGATGCAAAGTGGGACGGCGAAAAATGTTCGCTGTGTGGATGGTCGATAGATGACACTTATTATGCAAAGCAGTTTAATTACTGTCCTAACTGTGGAGCAAGGATGTACGAAGATGACAAGGACATTTATGTCCCTAACAAAGGAGAATGATATGGGAGTAAAGAAGTATGAGATGCCAAACGGCAAGTATGTAGTGTTTGAATACGATGAGAACAGAATCGGCAAGATCACCCTTGAGGCTATGGATGTGCTGATGGAGATGGCGGGAGCAAAGGAGATAGCAGATGATAGCAATACCTAATATGGAAAGACCCGAGAGTTGTTGGCAATGCTATAACGAAGGCTGTGACCATTGGGCAGAACACGGATACGACAACTCGGCTGTTTGCCCGCTAATCGACATCGTAACTTGTGGGGAGTGCAAGTACGCAAATTATGAGAAGTGCATGATAACACAACTATTCGTGGACGAAAACGGCTTCTGCTCATACGGTGAACCAAGGGGGAGTGAATATGTGGCAAAAGATTGAAGGATATAAAAACTTTTCGGTAAGCGATGACGGAGAAAGGAGCGAAGAATGACTAACCTTGATAGAATAAAACGGATGGATGCAGATAAGATGGCGACATTCCTTGATATGGCAAACGAGGGCGATATTGATTGGGGAATGACATACTGTAGCGATTGCGAACAGACCAAAGAAAACGGTATGAGTTGTGAGAAATGCATAAAGTGGTGGCTTGAATTAGATGTCGAGGACGATGACTATTTCTGCGTAGATTCCAGAGTGAAATGAAGGAAAGGAGAAGCGAATGACATACGATGATTATATCCTCATCCACAGAGCAGAACGAGAAGAAGCTGACGGATGTGATATGTGCAAGTACGAAGACCGTCAGCCGTGGGAGTTCCCTTGTATAGTATGTAAGCAGAACTGTATGGACTTATATGAGCATATGGAATATGCCGAGCCGAAAAGCGAGACACTTACAGACAGAATAAAAAGAGGGTTAAAAGAATGGAAGGAGAAGTGATGGTCATATATAGCGGACACGAAGGAAAAGACAGAGTCTGTTGCAATTGCAAGCATAATAAAATAATGCCAAAGAGCACATATGTAAGAAACATATGCGAGATTGACGGACATTATATCGGATATTTGGAAGGCTTCGATTGTTGGTGCAGACGATGGGCAAAGGAAAGGAGAAGCGATGAGCCTAATACTTAAAGGGATTGATTTGCCTATAGATTCGGATGTATACATATTAGCTATATGCGAAAAAGGTGATGTATACATCAAAGACGGGTTAAACCAATATGTGCCCTTAAGAGGTGCAAAAGCCATCCAAATTCCCAAGAATCACGGAAATCTCAAAGATGAAAACGAAATAAAAAAGAATAGCATAGACGATGACTATGACTTATATGTGTCTTGGACGGACATAGACAACGCACCAACGATATTAGGCGAAGAAATGGAATGATTATGGAAATATGGAAAGACATTGACGGGTATGACGGATATTATCAAGTTAGTAATATGGGCAATGTTAGGAATGCCATTAAAAACAAGCCATTAAAACAACAGAAAAGCAGGAATGGGTATTTGACCGTATCCTTAACTAAAAGCAACAAGATAACAACATACAGAGTACACCGACTCGTTGCAAGTGCATTTATACCGAATCCCGGCAATAAGCCAAGTGTGAATCACATCGATTGCGATCCGCTGAATAATAAAGCCGAAAACCTTGAGTGGTGTACCGCACAAGAAAACAGCAATTGGATGGTGAAACAAGGTCGGGCGAGAGGCAGAAGAGAAATTGGCAATGCCGACTACGAAGCGGGATACACCGCAGGGTACAAAGCAGGGTTTAATACGGGAAGAAATAAAGCAAAAGCGGAGGAATAAGATGGTAATAAACGCGATGTGGTTTGATGAGGACGGGGAACTGAAAGAGAAACTCATCGACCTGGAGGATCTAAAACTATTCGGTGAAATAGAGGAGACGGAAGAATGATTCAATTCATAGCGGGAGCGATATTCGGGGGAACGGTCGGGTTCGTCCTGGTCGCATTAGTTACAGTAAGCAAAGGCAGAAGATGACAGTAAGAGAAGTAAAAGACTTCCTGAGGCAATACGGAGAAGCTGAAAGGCAAGCCGAACGATTAAAAAGTGAATACTACGAGGAGATAGAGCGGATAGACAGTATCAAATCACCTGCTGACAACGATGGGATGCCACATGGTACAAGTATCAGCAAGACGGTCGAGCTGCAGGCGATCAGACTGGCAGAGAAGACGGAACGATATAAGGAAGCCGAGCTCGATGCACTTCGGAAACGCCAGGAAGTGTTCGACGCGATCCTGAAAGTCCCGGGCGTCAAAGGCCAGATCTTATACGAGCGGTATATCAATCTCAAGAACTGGGACGATGTAGCTGAATCAGTTCACTATTCGCTTCAGCACGTCCATAGGCTTCACGGTGCGGTCTTGCTCGAGCTCCAGGATGTGATGGAATGAGACTTTTTAAGGTGCTACGATGATAGTGTCAGAAATGGCAAACGAATCACTCCAAGCCGGAGCAATCCGGCGAACATGGCCCGACGGTTCGTACTTCACTGGTTAGACTCCAGTGCGGGCCTCTTTCGACATCCACAAATCCCCAAAGAGAACGGAACAAGGCAGCTCCGTTCTTTTTATTTGATATCATGAGCAGAAACAACCCACGCTACGCCAACGGCAGCACAAGAAGAAAGCACCGGGCACGACTGAAAGCCATGGGACTTCCTTGCGGTATATGTCAGGGCAGGCTCGGGCCGATTCATTACGATGAACCATCGAACGCACAGCATCCGCTCAGCTTCGTGATAGACGAGATCCATCCGGTCAGTAAGTGGAGACTATTCGGGTACGATTCACCGGAAGCAGCCGCTCAGGACTGGAGCAACCTGCAGCCAGCTCATTGGATCTGCAACGCCAGGAAGAGCGACAAAGTGCCTGAATTGGAAGGTCGAAAGATAATCAATATTGCGAACGTAAAAGACGGCGACTGGTAACGGGTGGGGCGGGTAGCCCGTACCCCGGCCACGGCGCGAAGCCACGGGTCCAGCGCCGACACACTAAAAGCCGAAAACCACAATAACATTGTGACATGGTGCCGTACTTGAGGGCATTAAACTCATGGTTTTAGGAGGTGGCAATATGCCAAGATATAAGCAACCTGATGGCTCCACTCCTGAGTCTATCGAACAGGCGTGGAGAGAGGACGGCGAGATCGGAGCGGTAAAGGCTTCGATTATTAAATATGCGAAGGTCCTCGATATGACAGACAGCGGAAGGGATATAAAACCTCTCGTGTCCGGAATGTTTGAAATGGTGGACAGGCTGAAAGCTCTTGAGTCTCGTGACAGCGAGGCCAAAGCCGACACACCGCTTTATCAGATATTGAAACTTGCAGAAGGTTAAAGGACGCCAGGAGCCTACTTTCCACCATGCTGAGGAATACACGAAGACGCAAGGGGATTATGCTGCACAATTATCCGAGAGCTACGACCTTAAACCGCATGAATGGCAGCGGGAAATATTAAAGGACTGGCTTGCGGTGGATGACGACGGGAAGCTAATCCACAGCTACTGCGTCCTTGAAGTCCCTCGGCAAAATGGAAAGACTGGCGTATCTGATCCTCGTGAAACTTGGGGCTTAGTGGTGCGAGGAGAGCAGATACTGCACACTGCACAAGAATTTCAAACCGCAAAGAAGGCGTTCGACAGACTTCGGAAGAAGTTCGGGACTAAAAAAGGAGACCCATTCGCTGAGTATCCGGAACTAAACGCATTAGTAGATCACTATACAACAAGTGCCGGGCAGATGGTCCTCGACTTAACAAACGGGGCTCATATCGAGTTCAGAACCCGCGGAAGCAATTCTGATATGGGGCGAGGCGGAACGTTTGACCTTGTTGTAATAGATGAGGCTCAGGCATATACCGAAGCGCAGGACGCAGCGCTCGCACCGTTAAACTCCGCAGCACCGACAGGATCTCCGCAGACCATACTGATGGGCACGCCTCCGCTCATAACAGGCGACAAGGGGCAGGTGTTCTTGAGATCCATCCAAAGTTTTTATAAAACACCGGAGCCTAACTCTTGCATATCCTTATGGGGCGCAGAGGAAGTCGGGGACGTGTTGGACAAGGATAGGTGGTACGAATATAATCCATCGCTTGGATATCAGTTGTTGGAAAAGGCGCTTATGAAAGACGCTGCCACAATGTCCCCAGATATGTTCGCAAGGGAACACCTTGGATATATACCAAAACATCAGAACACAGTCGATTACGCAATACCTTCAGACGTATGGGACGCTTGCAGATCCGAAGAGCCGAAGCCCGAAGGCAAGACGGCGTACGGGGTCAAATTCAGCGCAGACGGTTCGACTGTTGCGCTTTGCGGTGCAGTCATACCGGCAGACGGTCCGGCTCGTATCAGCTTGATTGAATTAAGACCGACGGGGCAGGGCATCAGCTGGCTTGCAGACTGGCTGAACGAACGATATCACAAGGCTTCGTGCGTAGTTATAGACGGGCGGAATGGAGTCGATGTGCTTGTGGAACGGATCGCCGACACCTGGAAGATGAAGGGGTCTGTTATAAGGCCATCGTCACGGGATATGATCGCAGCAGTCAGCACGTTAACGAATGCACTGAACGAGAAGTCCGTAACGTGGTTCTACCAACAGGACGCATTAAGGGAGAGCGCAATAACATCAATTAAAAGGCCTTTTAGCGGAGGCTGGGGCTTCGGTGGGGAAAACTCCGCACCGATAGAAGCTGCTTCCCTTGCATTATGGGGAGCGCAGAACAGTAAAAGAGATCCAAATAAGAAGATGAGGATTAGCTAATGACAAAACTACTTAATCCAGCAAGAGTATACGGCTTAAGAGATAGAGAGAGGGCGATGCTCGTCAAACTTATAGACGTATACGAAAATGCGGACAGCAAGAACAGACTAAAAGAACGATATTACAACGGAAAGATAACACTCAGGGAGGTCAATCTCGGAATCGCGCTTCCCGAAGGCATCAGAGGGCTCGAGATCGGGTGCGCATGGGGCGCAAAGACAGTCGATGTGCTGGCTTCCCGCTCCATGTTTGACGGCTTCGTAGGGGAGAACGGTGAGGCCGTCGACGCGCTTGTGGAGATAGTCCGGCGAAACAACCTCGTAGCAGAGTACCCGAAGGCTTGCAGAGATGAGCTGAAGATAGGGTGCTCTTTTGCTACGTTATCGGCCGAACCGAATAGGAAGTGCCGTATCAGGTTCCATTCTACCAGCTCAGCTTCGGCTGTTTGGGACGGAGAAAAAGGCCGAATCGCTTACGGTATGGCTGTAATCGGTACAGAACCCAACAGAGACGGAAACGGAGGCTGGACGGCCAATCTGATACGCCTCGACACGGATGAGGCCGTATGGATGCTTAGAAAAGATGAGCATTCCGACAACTGGCAGGCGAAAGCATATCCGCATAAGATGGGGAGGCCTCTGATGGAACCGCTCATATACAATCCAACGAGTGGGAAGCCATTCGGCCAGAGCAGAATCAAAGAGCCTATAAGAAGACTGATTCAGGGATATGTGAGAACCATCGCGAACGCCACCATCGGGCTCGAATTCAGTACAGCTCCGCAGAAGTATTTGCTCGGTGTAACTGACGAACAGTTCGATGAGGTTGTTAATCAAAAGTTCCGCCAGTACGTGGGATCCATCATCACCAGCACAGTCAATCCCGAAACAGGCGAAAAACCTTCATTCGGTCAGCTCCAGCAGGGAAGCATTACGCCTCACGTGGAAATGCTCCGAATCCTGGCCACACAGTTCAGCGCTGCAACAGGCCTGACCGTAACGGATACGGGCGTAGTCAATGACGCTAATCCGACCAGTTCCGACGCGATCCTGGCACAGTCGCAGACACTCGTGCTGATGGCAGAACAGCTGAATGCGACGAACGGAGACGCGCTGAGGAACATCGCTCTCATGGCTATGGCTATCGAGAACGATACGAACATAGACGGGCTGGATGATACACAGAAGAGCATCGTCGCACACTTCAAAAACCCTGCAATGCCGTCCGTAGCGGTAACAGCAGACGCAGCCATCAAGATCGCTTCGGCTCGTCAGGGATTCGCTGATACTGATACATTCCTGGAGATGATCGGATTCGACCAGGCTGATATCAGGAGGATAAAGGCTCAGGAACAGAGGGCGAGAGGGCTGGCCGTATTAGAGGAGATTGAAGAGTAATGGCAACCATATCAGCTAAGTCGTGGGACAGATATATAAATGCTCTGCGGAAACTGAACGCAAAGGCCACCAATCGGATGCTTGCGAAGATTAACGAAGTCGGGACGGACGACAGGGAAGCGCTCGAGGAGCTTATAAGATATGCGTACGGCATCGCTACGAGATACGGCGAAGGGGCTTCGGCTCTGTCAGCTGAGATGTACGATGCACTTGCAGAGCTATCAGGGAAAATCGTTCCGCCAGCGGTTCCGGCTCCTACGGCTTCGTATGGAGACGTTGCGAAGGCAGTATATGGCACTAATTTGCAGTCGAAAAATCCGCAGGTAATGGCTGACAGTATCGGCAGGCTCGTCAAGATGGCGGGAGTCGATACGATGCAACGGAATGCACTCCGTGACGGGGCAGAGTGGGCGTGGATACCGCGAGGCGATACGTGTGCTTTTTGTATTATGCTCGCTTCAAACGGATGGCAAAGGGCATCAAAGAAGGCCATCAAAAACGGACATGCGATGCACATCCATGCAAACTGTGACTGCACCTATGCGATTCGGTTCAGCCCGGACGTAGAGGTAGAAGGGTACAACGACGGCGCAGAGTACAAGAAAATGTACAACAACGCTGAAGGGTATGACTACACAGAAAAGGTCAACTCAATGCGCAGAGGCTTCTATGCAGAAAATAAAGAAACGATAAACGAACAGAAGCGTTCTGCTTATGAAAAGCGCAAGGAATTGAACAGCTCCGAAGCGGAAGAGATTAATGTCGATTAGCACCTTAACTGGTGCTTTTTTATTGGGAACTCGTCCCTTAAACGAGGTTATTACTCGAAGGAGGAAACTAAATGGAAACTGAAATCCTTACAAATCAGGAAACTACTACTCAGAACGCAGAGACAGAACAGGCAGAACAGAAAACCTTCACTCAGGACGATGTAAACCGTATCGTAGCGAAGAGAGTCGAGAAGTACAGCGACTATGCAGAACTGAAGGAAAAGGCTCAGAAGTTCGATGAACAGGTCGAAGCAGGTAAGTCCGAACTCCAAAAGGCCACGGAGAAGGCTGACCGCTTACAGGCCGAACTGGACGCAATCAAAACAGAGGCGTCCATCAGATCCATGCGTGAAGAGGTCGCTACGGCTACGGGAGTACCCGCAAACCTGCTGACAGCATCCACTCAAGAAGAATGCGAAGCGCAGGCTCAGGCGTTGCTTACGTGGTCGCAGCAGAGAGAACCGAACGGATACCCGGTCATCCCCGACGGTGGAGATCCTATCGGAGAAGCAAAGAAAACCACCCGCGAGAAGTTTGCGGACTGGTTCAATGAAAACGTTTAAAAGAAAGGACAAATATCATGGCAGGAACACCTACTAACAGAACAAACATCACACTTCCCGCAGAGATGGGAAGAGAAATCCTCGCAAAGATGCAGACAGAATCCGCTGTTATGCAGCTCGCAAGACAGATCGAGCTCCCCGGCAGAGGAGTTGAAATCCCCGTTATCACCGCAGATCCTGAAGCAGCTTGGGTATCTGAAACAGGCGCTAAGCCCGTGTCAAATCCCGGACTTTCCAGCAAACTCATGAGCGCTTATAAGCTCGCTGTTATCGTTCCCTTCTCCAACGAGTTCAGAAGAGACGCAGCTGCTCTCTATGACGAACTCGTAAGAAGACTTCCCAGGGCTCTCGCTCAGAAGTTCGACGCTACAGTATTCGGCGCAGGCACAGCTCCCGGATCTAACTTCGATACATTCGCAGCAGCTACAGCTCAGGACATCAGCGGAACAGGCACCTATGCCGGACTCGTTGCAGCCGATGCCGACATCGCAGCTCACGGTGGAATCATGAACGGCATCGCTCTTTCTCCTCAGGGCAAGGGTATGCTTCTCGGAGCAGTTGATGGAGATCAGAGACCTCTGTTCATCAATAACATATCAGAGGGAGCTGTTCCTATGGTACTCGGTGCTAAGACCGTGCTGACCAAGGGCGCATACGTTGCTGGAACTCCTAACACCGTCGGCGTAGCTGGTGACTGGACTCAGGCTATGTACGGCACAGTAGAAGGCATCAGACTTGACTACAGCTCTGACGCAACTCTTACATCCGGAAATACCACAATCAACCTCTTCCAGCAGAATATGTTCGCAGTAAGAGCAGAAATCGAAGTCGGATTCCGCGCTGACGTAACCTGCTTCAATCTCCTGACTGACTAATTGAAAGTCAAGATGATCAACAAGGCCTACGGGAATGAAATGTGGGTCGCGGACGATCGAGTAGAAGAATATAAGGCGGCCGGTCATAAGCTGGCCGTCTCTCCTACAGAAAAGCCCGCAGAAGAAAAACCAAAGGCCAAGAAGAAAACAACTAAGAAATGAGGTGATCGCATGGCATATGCAGAGGCCACAGACGTTCAGAACAGAATCAGCAGAACTTTAAGCTCCAACGAGATGGAAGTATGCGGAAGACTGCTGGACGATGCAGCGGTCATCATTGACGCCTACAATTCAAAAGCTACAGCCGAAGTCAAGAAGGTCGTATCGGTTCGCATGGTTATCAGGGCTCTCGGAAATGGAGACGACACAAGCTCGGCTCCGATCGGGGCGGTACAAGGAAGTATGTCAGCCCTCGGGTATTCGCAGAGCTGGTCTGTTGGATCTTCAGGGTCCGTCGGAGAGTTATATCTCGGAAGGCTTGAGAAGAAGCTCCTCGGAGTAGGGGACAGCATCGGGTCATACAGCCCCGTAGAGGCTCTCGTTCCCGATTTGGGAGGCGAATGGAATGATTAAAGGCATTACAGTCACTTTATATGACAGGGTCCAAACAGGAACCGATGCGCTGAATGCTCCGATATACGAGGAGACGGCCGTGCCCGTCGAGAACGTGCTCGTCACTCCATTGTCATCCGACGAGGTTCTTCAGACATACACCTTAACAGGTCGCAGAGCGGTCTATCAGATGGGAATACCCAAAGGCGATATGCACGACTGGACCGCAGGCAAGCGCGTCTCGTTCTTCGGATACGACTGGAGAATCATCGGGATGCCCGAGGAAGGCATCGAGGACATGATTCCACTCTCATGGAATAAGAAGGTCAAGGTCGAGTGTTATGAGCAAGGTTAAATTCAAGTTTAAACTGAATAAGAAGGGCGTAGGTGAGCTCCTGAAGAGTGGAGAGATGCAGACGATACTGAATCAGCACGCGTACAGAACCCAGTCGAAGGCGGGCGCAGGGTATGAAGCCGAGTCATTCGTCGGATTCGACCGAGCCCATGCGCTGGTATATGCAGAGACTCCCGAGGCCAAGCAGGACAACCTGGACAATAATACACTACTCAAATCGTTAGGAGGCGGGTCATGATCCTATTCAAACTAATCGAATACCTTACGGGTAAACTCGACGTGTATGTGGGCGTATCCGCTCCCGAAGCAACGACGGGCTACGTACTGATCGACCAAACAGGCAGTGCAAACAGAAACCACATAACGACCACGACCGTAGCGGTTCAGTCATATGGCGCATCGCTCGAAGACGCAATAAGGCTGAACGAAACGGTCAAAAACGTAATGATGGACTTCGTCAACGAGGACGAAGTATCAGGCGTCAAATTAGATACAGAATATAACTTTACTAATACGGCTACGAAGCAATACCGCTGGCAGGCCGTATTTGAAATTACTCACTATTTAGGAGGAATTTAAATGGCAAATACAGTAAGCAATGTAACTGCGGGCAAGCCTAAAGTCTCCGGAGCCGTATTCAGAGCACCTGCTGGAGCTGCAGTTCCTACGGATGCAACTACAGCGCTGGCTGATACTTTCAAGGCACTCGGCTACTGCAGCGAGGATGGACTTGTTAACAGCAACAACCCTTCCGTAACAAATATCAAAGCCTGGGGAGGCGACATCGTTCTTCCTATCCAGGAGGACAGAGAAGACACATTCGAGCTGACTCTTATCGAGGCGCTGAACGTTGAAGTTCTCAAAGCTGTGTATGGTTCAAGCAACGTATCCGGCACGCTCACAACAGGTATCTCTGTAGGTGTTGGAGCAGATCAGCCCGAAGAAGGCGTTTGGGTGGTCGATATGATCATGAGAGACGGAGCCCTTAAGAGAATCGTCGTTCCTCATGGCACCATCACTGGCCTCGGCGACATTACCTATTCCGATACGGAAGCGGTAGGCTACGAGATCACTATCACAGCCACACCTGATGCAGACGGAAAGACTCACCACGAGTACATTATCAAGGCTTAGGCTTAAATGATAGTAAGGAGGGCATGAGATGAAAGCAAAGTTAAATGACGGATACCAGACGGAGATAATCGAGGAAAATATCGGCGACTGGGAGTTCCTGGAAGTGCTTTCGGATATAGACGAAGGCGAGGAAGGCTTAATCGTCAAAGCAGCGCGAATGATGCTGGGTAAGGAAGGCGTCAAGGATCTGAAAGAGCACCTAAGAAACGAACAGGGCAAAGTTCCGACAGCCTCAATGGTCGAAGCTCTTAGGGAACTTATGGAGTCCGCCAACGAACTAAAAAACTCAGAACCCTCTCCAGCATGATAGATCTCGACGAGGACGCACTGACCTGCGACTTTGCCGAAACTTATCAAATCTATGACTATAGGTCGCTTCCGCTTAAGACGGTGGCGACCTTAGCTGCTGGATTGAGGGATGATTCAAGGATTAAATTGAGAGCGAGCGGTTTGCCCGTCTCTCAGGACACGCTTCTGCTTGCAACCATATCGGACCGTATCGAGGCGCTTCGATATGGATTCTCACAGGAATCAAAGTCGGGGAAGCAACCATTTTCACTCGTTCGGTTCCTGTTGGGTGAAGAGCAGACGCAAAAGAAAGACAACAACAGCGAGACAATGGCATTCGATTCCCCTGAGGATCTGATGCAAGCGCTCGCAAAAGCAAGAGGAGAAAAATAATGCCAGGTACTTCATTAGGAACAGCATATGTGCAGATTGTACCATCGGCGCAAGGTATCAGCGGATCCATTACGCAGGCACTTGGAGGCGAAGCGGAGCAGGCTGGAATCGCTACAGGTTCGAAAATCGGTGCGTTTGCAAAGAAAGCGCTCGGGAAGGTAGCGATAGGAGCTGCGATAGTAACGTCGCTCAAATCGGCTTTATCGGAAGGCGCTGCGCTTCAACAGTCCTATATGGGTGGTGTTGATACCTTATACGGTGAAGCAGCTGACGGTGTTAGGAAATACGCAAGAGAAGCGGCTGCGGCTGGTATCAGTATGAACGAGTATTCAGAACAGGCCGTATCGTTCGGAGCTGCTTTGAAGCAGGCGTACGGTGGAGATGCTGCCAAGGCGATGGAAGCAGCAAACACGGCTATACTGGACATGGCCGATAACGCTGCGAAGATGGGCACCCCGCTCGAATCCATACAGAACGCATATCAGGGATTTGCGAAACAGAACTATACGATGCTGGATAACCTGAAGCTCGGCTATGGCGGTACCAAGACGGAGATGGAAAGGCTCCTTAAGGACGCACAGAAGATCTCGGGCGTTGAATACAACATCGACAACTTAGGAGACGTATACGAGGCTATCCACGTTATACAGGGCGAATTGGGGCTCACAGGCGTTGCTGCAGAAGAGGCATCGCAGACCTTCAGTGGTTCGTTCAATGCTATGAAGGCGTCGCTCAGAAACTTCTTCGGCACGCTTGCGTTAGGTGAGGACATAAAGCCTGCACTCCACGGGCTCCTGACGTCGGTTGACACGTTCGTATTTAATAATTTGATACCGATGATAGGTACGATTATAAAAGGGCTTCCTGACGTGATTTGGGCCTTTATATCCGAAGGCATTCCGATGCTCGTCGGGCGTGCCAGCTCGTTTTTACAGACCGCAGCCGAAACTCTCAAAGGGCTCGCCAGCAATTTATCGGCCGAGAAGATAAAGACGTGGGCACTCGAAAACGTCCCGAGAATATTGGCAGCTGCAGCGGATCTCATCAAGAACTTTGCCAGCGGACTTATAAACAACCTTCCGCAGATCCTGGCATCGCTCAGAGACATCGGACTGGCCGTTGTGACCGGTTTAGGTTCGGCGTTGTTCGAAAAGGTCACAGCCGGTGCAACAGGCATCAAGGATAGATTTTTGACAGTTCTTCACGGATTATGGCAGGGCGTTGTGGAAACAGCTACGAACATCAGGGACGGCTTCATGTCGAAGATCCATTCCATCAGAGACAGCATCGCCGGAGTGGTAACGATTATAAAAGACAGGTTCCTCGCTCCGATATACGTCCTGAGGGATTCCGTGTCGAATGCAATTCAGGCGTTAAAAGATGGATTCATGTCCAGGATAAATTCGGTACGTGATTCAGTCAGCTCAGTCGCCTCTGCTATTAAAGACAAATTCCTGTCACCGATCGAAACACTTAAGAACAAGATAAAGGGTATTGTGGACGCAATAAAAGGCTTCTTTAACTTTTCCGTATCAGCTCCGCACATTCCGCTCCCGCACTTCTATATCAGCCCGAGCGGATGGAAGTTAGGAGATCTGTTAAAAGGATCCATTCCGTCACTCGGTATTAACTGGTATGCAAAGGGCGGTATCGCTACGAGTCCGGTCGTTGCGGGTATAGGTGAAGGCAAGTCCGATGAGGCCATTCTTCCGCTGGATCCGTTCTGGAAGCGTATGGACCGCATCGCAAACACGCTCGAGAAGAACAGAGCAGGCGGAGACGTCACGGTCAACGTTTATGCGACACCGGGTATGGACGTTAACGAGCTGGCCGAAACAGTACAGAGAAAAATCATACAGACTCAGAAGAGGAGGACGGCTGCATGGAGCAGAGTTTAATCTTTGGAGATGTCAACAGCTCCGATTATGGGATATTTATCTCCGGAGCGGGCGTATTCAATGCGCCTAAAAGAGACGTAGAAACCTTTTCCATACCAGGCAGAAACGGAGACTTTCTGCTCGACCGAAATAGGTTCGAAAATATCACAGTAACATATCCGGCGCATTGCAAGGCTCCGGATCTCACCACATTCCGAGAGCAGCTCAGTGCGTACCGTAACGCATTGGCATCGCAGAAGGGATATCAGAGGCTGGAAGACACGATAAACGGCAGCGAGTATCGTCTCGGTGCGTTCGTCGGCGGGTTCGAAGTCGAGCCGATCGGATACAGCACGTCCGCAACGTTTGACCTGGTATTCGATTGCAAACCGCAGCGCTACCTGAAAATCGGTGAACTCCCCGTCGCTATAAGAAGCGGAGACACATTGATCAATCCGACCTTATTTGAATCTAAACCGCTTTTAATGGCAAGGGGGTACGGGGACATTGAACTGAATGACGATGTCATCACTATCAATGATACCGTAGTGGGTCAAATCCAACTGACATCAAGGACGCAGAAGTCCGCGAACATCCACAACGTATATTATGCCGATGGAATGTTGAACGTAGACGATTCCATCGCGATGAATCCCGGAACGGGCGGAGATGTGAGTCTTTCCTTATCCGATGCGATCATAAGCGAGGTAACCATAAATAACACAAACACAGACTTGAGTGTCAGTGCTAAATGGACTCGAAATTCTGTGAGTGTGACCGTGAGATTCAAGGGAGTCAACTTCCGGCAGGGAACACAGAAGAGCATCGTGAAGAACTTCACGGCAAGCATCGTCTACAGACAAGGCGCGTCCCCCGAATATACGGAGACCGTTCGGTTTACGGCGCAATTAGTATACAACCCGACATCGGGGAACGGTGGCAACTTTATCATTTCTATCACACCAACGGTATCGGGCATCGTATCGTTGGCGAGCATTCAGACCATCATCGCGGATACGGTAGCATACTCCACCATATCCACTTTAGGCGACCCGACATATATCGACCTTGAGATAGGCGAAGCATATAAGATGGTGAACGGTGAAGCGGTATCCCTCAACAATTCCGTAGCGATAGGCGGTAATCTTCCGACTCTTGCGGTAGGGGAAAACGTGATAACATATCCGACTACGATTACTTCACTCGAAGTCGTTCCGAGGTGGTGGCGAGTATGATTCCAATTCTATTCGATAAGAACGAGATATCTTTTACTAATAACGGACTATGCAGATTAAGGGATTGCATTTCAGCCGTGGTCGTTGAGGAACGCAACGGTATATACGAACTCAACTTTGACTATCCCGTGAACGGTGCGAACTATGAGCAGATAGAATGCGGTAGGATCGTGGGAGTGACTCATGACGAAGACGGAGACCTTCAGCCATTTGAAATCGTATCCGTCTCCCGTCCTATTGATGGAATCGTCTCATTCCATGCCGTTCATATCTCATACAGACAGAGTCAAATGACGGTAAGCGGAACTGATATCAATTCGTTGGCAGATGCGTTTGAATTACTTAAGACCGCACAGCCTTCCAACCCGTTCACATACGAATCAGACTTCACATCAAGCGGATATATGGCATCAGCTGACGGAACACCGAGAACAGTTCGACAGATGCTCGGTGGTGTCCGTGGCTCGATATTGGACGCGTATGGCGGTGAATATGAATGGGATAAATTCACGGTGCGACTCCATCGGGATAGGGGAGAGGTCAAAGACTTCGCTATAAGGTACGGAGTCAATCTTTTAAAGTATGACGATGAGACAGATTACCAAAATACTTTCACAAGTTGTGTCCCGTATTGGAAATCGCAGGAAGGCGAACTCGTCACGGGCGAAGCCATATCGGGAGAGGTTGGCTACAATGGAAATGATATTCGCGTTCCGTTGGACTTGAGCGAGAAATTTGAGAACGCACCGACCGTCGCTCAACTTGAAGAAGCAGGGCGGTCATATATGAGTCGGAATAACACCAACGTCCCGGCTCAATCCATTTCGGTGGACTTCGTAAGACTTTCCGAATTGGGCGAGTATGAGAGTTTAAGGGAATTGCTGACGTGTAAACTCTGCGACTCAATAACGGTCATATTCCCGATGTATGGCGTTCGGGCATCTTTCAAGATAGTCCGCACCGAATGGGACGTTTTAGCAGACCGATATAACGGAATGGAGTTAGGGTCACTCCGCACCACGTTAGCCGAAGCACTCGGAACGCAGACCGAAGCCGTTTCAAGCGGTGGCGGTGGAAGTGGAAACGTTTCCTTCGTTAGTTCGCAAGGTGTTGGCGCAGACGGTCAAATCATCAACTTGAACAGCGGTGCGACATCGTGGTCAACATATGATACGTTGGCGGTAGATGAAAAGATACAAGCCGTATCAAATAAGTTGGTATACGGCTCTTACGTGTATAATGGAGCATCCACTTCCACGATAACATTTACGGATAACAATATAAGCGGAAAGTCATATATCATATGCGGTACGCAGGACGCAGGGAATCCACCGTTGAGAGCATCAATCAACGGTAGCCAAATCACCGTATATTTGGGTAGTCCCGTGACAGTAATGCGAGTCAATTATATTTGCTTTTAAGAGGTAATAAAATGGAAAACACACTTTTAAACATGATCCCGAGTTCGTATATACCCGAAGTCCATCTGTCACAGTATGACGTGGGCAGAACGATTCCATTCAAGCTGATGGACGGGAATTCGGAATATTCCGTGCCAAGCGGAGCGAATATCAAGATATTAGCCACCAAGCCGAGCGGATTGGGATTCGAGGTCGCTTGCACATTCTCGGGCAATATCGTGACATTAGTCAATACCGAGACCATGTCCAACGAAGCAGGTCGATTCAGAGCGGAGTTGAGGATAACAAGCGGAAACGTTATCCTCGGCACTTCCAACTTTATAATGAACGTTGAAAGAAGTCCCCATCCCGAAGGCACTATCGACGGAGACGCAGAGGCACTCCTTCCCGAACTCACCTTGTTAGTGGAACGCATAGAGAACTCAAATGCCCGTATCGAATCGATGACGGCAACGGCAACAACACTCGCTACGGGAGAAGATGCAACCGCTGAATACGACCCGACAAATAATCAGCTTGTCCTCGGACTCCCAAGAGGTGAGCAGGGCGAAGGCGTTGCGTCGCTTGAGCCGAGAGTTTCAGCGAACGAGAACGCGATAAATGTCCTTGACGCAAGGATGAACACGTTCGCAAGCCTTCCCGAAGGGTCAACAAGCGGAAACGCAGAACTCCTCGATATAAGAGTGGCATATGATGGGAAGACCTATCCAAGTGCAGGAGATGCGGTAAGAGGTCAAACATCTAATATAAAACCTATGCAGTTAAACAGAAATAAAAAGTATTATCCAATTAGTGATATTGATGGGATTACATCAGAATCTGGATACTGTATATATACTGCAAAGGGCAGTCTACCGAATGTTAGAAGTTCTTTACAGCACTTTGTTGTTCCTGTTGCGAGTGGGGATGTTATCCAATGCCATGTCATGAATACCCAAATATCTTCTGTTGAAGAAAAGTCATTTTTCTGTCCCGTTGATAGCGATGGGAAATGCACAGCATGGGACATCAATTTAACACTAATAGACGCAACAAACTTTATTTACCAATTAACCGCACCAAGCGATTGTGCAAACATATATATTACGTATGCCACGAATGCATCGCCATGGGTCAAGTTATGCGAAGGTGAGTTTAACATTGATTGGCTGAAGCTGACGACAAATAACTTTGATAATGCCATCATTCCCGAGAGTGCAATTATTGGGAGAAATGAACATCTATATGGTGACAGTTTGAAAAAGCCTTTTGATTTTAATGGAAAAAATGGGCAAGCGTTGGGGGATAGTATCTCCGCAGGTGTTTGTTCTCCTAACCTTGGGACAACTACACCATTTATAAGAAGATTTGCTGATTCCGTTGGTATTAGTGTTTTGTCAAATCTGTCCATTAGTGGCTCATGCATTGCTGACCCTAATGACCAAAACAGTATTTTAAACCGAGCATTAAACATCAGTACAGCAAGAGACTTTTTCTTTATCGCAGGTGGAACAAACGACTTTAATACAAGCAAAGAGCTTGGCACTTTTGCTTCAACTGACACATCAACTTTCTATGGTGCATTAAAGACTATCTGCAATAAGTTTGCAACTGATTTTCCCGATGCAACGGTAATATTTATCACTCCTATTCCATATACAGAAGCATTCTTTGATATAAGACCCGAATTAAAAAATGGCAATGCGTTAGGCTACACATTGAACGACTATAGGAATGCTATATATGAAGTCGCTACATCTTATGGGTTTAATGTGGTTGATGGCTCAAGCCTTGGGATGCCGATTGGTAAAGGTGGATGGTCTAATACCATGTGTGATGATTCAGATGGTTGCCATCCTACAATAGCAGGGCATGAATTATATGCAAGAAACTTACAAGGCAAATTGCTTTAATCACGGGCGCACCTAATCGGTGCGCTTTTTTAATGGAGGGAAAGACATGAACAAAGGAACGATATTAAGGACTATCTTAGCCGTAGCGGTCTCCATCAATACGGCCCTGGCTGTGACCGATGTAACTTCCTTCGATAACGAGACGGTCAACCTGGTGTATAAGATCGTGTCGATGGCGGTCAACTTCGTAGTGGTGGCAATCAATACCTACTACAACAACGATTATACCGAAGAGGCCTGTCTCGGAACTGGATACACCAGGCTACTTAAGGAACAGAAAAAGGTAGCGGATGGCAAGAGGATAGGCGAGGACTTCACATCCCAGGAGGCAGAAGATGAATACGAAGGTTTATAGACAGTACGATTCCCGCTGGGGCTGGAAACCGTATCCGACTAAAAACTCCACTGTAGCAAGTGACGGATGCGGACTCTGCGCCGTAACGAACTGCCTCATCGAGCTGCCTAAGTGGAACAAAGCGACGCCATTAACGTTTTGGTACTACATGGTACAGTATGCCGTAGCTGGCAACGGAACGAGATGGGACGGAATCGATGCGGGACTCAAGGCGTTCGGATTCAAAAATGTAAGGCGTCACGATAACATGGCATCGTTTTGGAACGAAGTCGGAAAGGGGAGCAGGGTAGGAGTCATCCTGTTCCGTAGCGGCGCGGGTCCTGATGGTACGGTATGGACTACCGGCGGGCATTACGTTGCGTTTGTGGATTACAAGTATCAGAACGGCAAGCACTGGCTTTATACGAAGGACTCAGGATCCAGGCATAATGACGGCTGGCACTCATACGAGAACTCCATGAGAGGCCGAATCGCGCTGCTTTGGACCGCAGAGATCCCGTACGAACTGGACGGCGTTATCAATTCCAGGGACATCAGGAAGCTGCAGAAATGGATGGGCGTAAAAGAGGACGGTGTACTTTCCAACCAGCTCGAATCATGTAGAAAGTATCTGCCCGCATTCGCTACCGTCTGCCAGTTCAGCAAGAACCCTCAAGGCGGATCCGCGACGGTCAGAGCACTTCAGACGTATCTAGATAAACATAGATACAGTCCCGGAGCGATCGACGGCTATGCGGGAAAGCATCTTATTTCTTCTCTGCAGAGGTTCCTGAACAAACAGGGCTTCAATTGCGGAAGGCCTGACGGCGTAGCGGGACCCAAGACGGCGAACGCGCTCAAGGGCTTTTTATATTCATTCTAAAGGCGAGACATGGACTACGAAACAATACTGACTCTCATCGGGATCGTGCTGGGGTCCAACTGGCTCGGCCAGTTCCTGATGGAGATTTACAAACAGAAAACGAAGAAAAGAGAACCAACCGGAATCGTCTTAAAAGCTCTGTGCCGTAGTCATCTTTTGACCAGAGCGGATTATTACCACGAGATAGGCTATATCCCGTCTGATGAGTATGATGACATCAAAGAGGAGTTCGAAGCATACGAGAAATTGGGCGGTAACGGAAGGGTAGCAAGGGAATACGGCGAAGGTGGAGCGCTGAAGTCGCTTCCAATCAAATAGCAGCCGGTCCGAGAGGGCCGTATCGCTCTCCTTAATAATACAATATTACAGTAAGAGGCCCGGGGCATGATCGCTCCGGGCTTTTTACTTTGGAAATGATTGAAAGCCTCGTGTAAGGCTCTGCTTGCGTTTTTCAGCGAGTTTCAGCGGATAGTCGAAGAACCAATCACTTGAACTTCGATTCTTCTAATTTAAGTGAAAAGCTGATGCCCTGGAATACATCGAACCGCATCAGAAGACTCCAGTAATGTGTGCCAGTGACTACTTTTTTAACGTCTCCACGTAGCCCCGGAGCGAACTCAGACGGGACGTACCCAATATCATAAAAAACCTTGCTACGGCCTTTAGGAGCTGCATACACTTTCAATGCATTCGGATCCGTCTCGTTATCAGGCTCAGGGACGACCTTGCAGCGGAGATACTCGGAAACTTTGCATTCGTTCAGATCTATTTCGGCTGCTTTCACAAGTCCATGTATGCCATCGAGGTGGATATTCCACGAAGTGACCTCAATAGGGTACGCAACGGAACGGTTAACGGTTTTAACTTGAACCGGTTTAACTGATTTACTAAACAATCCCATAATAACACCTCCATAGCAATTATATCACGTTTTCCTTGTTGACAAAAGGTAAAAATGGGATTATTATATATATAGTGATTCGAACAATTGCATATACTGACAGGGCGGTGAGGGAAGACCCAAACCGCATTAAAAATAGCACCAACTATTCCTAAAATCATAATTAAAGTAATTTTGCTCATCGTTATGATAAGCCCGTTAGGGCAGAGGATAGTCGTGATAATAACTACATATGCAATTCGAATCACCGAAATATAATGAATCTTATATGGAGGTGATTTTTTAATGAGAAAACGCGTTGTGAAGCAATTCGCCATCGTCCAGGGAGACTCGGCTCAGACATTCACAGACGAACTTAACAAGAAGCTGATAGAGCTGGAAGGAAAGGACATCTCTATCGACTTCTACGAGAACTTCCTCGGAGCGAGGATCTCCTGGCCCGAAAGCATTGGAGAAGTACCCGAAACGGTTGAAGAGGAATATGAAGTCCTCGGAGCGGGGTTCCGCTGCAACCAGTGCCCAATGTTCCAGCTTCAGCTGAAAGCGGACGGAACAGCGGACAGCCGTGCAAAATTCGGCAGATGTATTCTTAAAGATTACGGCAGAGTATGCGGAACGTCCAGGGCGTGCGAGAAGTTATATCAGATGATCCAGGCAGGGGAGGTGCAATTATGTTTAGCAGATTAAGAAAAAGAATCGGAGCGGTTCTCGTATTAGTTGGCTTTATAGCTCTTATAGGAATGGCAGGGGCTGATGATGTGGCCGTAGCAAATGGGATCCATTCGCCTATCATTCCACTCATTCTCAAGGGCATCCTGTTCCTCGGTATGATGGCAGGCGGTGCGGTACTGATCGGAGGCGAAACGGATGAGGATAGTTTATAAGAAGCCAGGCGAACCTGCAGAGGCTCGCAACGTACCGAACGAGCTGGAAGAATGGCAGAAGCTCGTTGGCGGTTATATCGAAACGGTCTACCTGACGCGGGATCTGATAATGGTGGTCAACGAAGAAGGCTTGCTGTTAGAGTTAGCACCGAATTTCAAATATCACGGTCAGACCATAGTCGGGCCAGTCGTGTTTGTCGGAGTGAAGGATGACGAGTTCATCGACATCGACCGCGATTGGGAACGCAAGATAATCGAATATTATAGGGAGGATTAGGATGGAAGGAACACATTACGAATATCATAAGGCTGGCATGGTGGCAGACCACTACGAGCTGGATCTGACGCACATCGAGGCGAATGACCTTGTAAAAGCACTCCAGTTCCATGTTAAGGATACGTCATTATCATACGGCAAGGTGCGCGAGATAGTCGAACTGGCCGAGAGCATATCGGAAGTCATGGCAAGTGAGCCGATTCCTGTGGGCGTTGTGGAGGCGAGCATATGAGAGACACAGAATACTACAGAAACAGAAGAGCGTATATCGAAGGCTTATGGTCCGGACTGAAGAGCTTCGGAGATCTCGAGTCCATCCAGTACGCATGGAGCATTAAAAAAGACGGTGAGTACATCCGCATTCAGGACAGCATCAACAATGACATATATCTCCACATTGAGGGACTGACCAATGCGGAAGTATATAAGCAGATCGCAAAAGTAGTGCTCCAGGGCGACTTCGAGGGATGCGTCCCGGAGCGACTAATTACGGATATAGAGGAAAAGAGAAGCATAGCGTCGCTGTTCAGGGAGGTGGACGGATATGACAACTGAATACAGAGTGAGAGTTAAGTACGGGTATTTAGCGGAGTTCGTCTTCAGAGCTGAAACATTCAAGGAGGCGGGGTATATAGCAGACCAGTTCCTTGACAACCTAATAGAACCTGATACAAGCAGAATAACGATAAGCATAGAACCATATAAGAAGCAGATAGAGGAGGATGTTGAAGATGAGTAAAGGACTGACAGGAGACTTCCGTAAGTACATGGACAAATCGTTCCTGGGATCGTGGGACGTGCCGGAGATAGGCGACCTGGTGCTGACGGTTGATTATGTAGACAGAGACGAAGTACAGAACGACAGAGGAAAAGAAAAGAAGCTGACGATCCACTTCAAAGAGAACGGATACAAACCGATGATATGCAATACGACCAACGCCAAAGCAATCTCGAAGGCGTATGGGTCGACCAAAGTAGAAGACTGGGTCAATAAGAAGATAGCCATCTACAAGGCGACGATATCGGCATTCGGACAGACGCAGGAATGTCTGAGAGTAAGAGAGTACCCACCGAAGACGGACGAGATCTATTGCGAGTGCTGTGGTGAGCTGATAGAAGACACCACAATCGATGGCAAGACATTCAAGGCGAAGGCTATCGCAAACAATGCGATGACCAAGTTCGGCAAGTATCTCTGCTATAACTGTGCAGCTGAAGCGAAGAAGGAACAGGAGGCAGAATAATGGAACTGTCTAACACCAACTACTTCAGCCCTGAAGCGATGCGTTCCTATTGGAGCGTGTCGCAATTCAAGGCATTCAGTAAATGTGAGGCGTGTGGGCTTGCAGAGGTCAACAGGGAATACCAGCGCGAAGTAACCGACGCGCTTCTTATCGGCTCGTATGTAGATGCTTACTTCTCCGATGAGATTGCTCCATTTATGGCTATGAACGGAGACAAGATGTTCAAGAAGAACGGTGAGCTCCTGGCAAAGTTCCAGCACGCAAACGAGATAATCGAAGCGGTAAAGAGTCAGCCGTTGATGATGGACTTCTTAACAGGCGAGAAACAAGTAATAATGCAGGCGGAACTGTTCGGGGTGCCATGGAAGACCAAAATGGACGTATACGATGAAAAGCGCATCGTAGATCTGAAAGTCGTCAAGGATTTTGATGACATATATGATCCTGGCTACGGATGGCGCTCCTGGGTGGAATACTGGGGCTATGACATCCAGGGAGCCGTCTATCAGCGAGTCGAGCAGATCGTATCGAACCGCACCGAACCGCTTCCGTTCTATATCGTAGCGGTAACGAAAGAAAAGATACCTGATGTCAAAGTGATCCATCTTCCACAGCACATACTCGATACGGCTCTGAAGATAGTCGAGGCGAAGATAGAGCGCTTCGACCTTATAAAGCAGGGAGAAGTCGAGCCGATACGGTGCGAAAGGTGCGAGTATTGCAGGAGAACTAAGAAGCTGACCGCTCCGGAAGAGTACGAGATAAAGGAGGCCGTCTGATGAACCTTCGAGACTGTGAAGGCCTCTATAAGTGCGGAATGGGAACGGACGAGAAGTGTAGGAAAGCATTATGTCCATTCTATAAACCGCCGAAAGCAGAAGAGAAGCGAATCAGATACGTGCTGGACGATTTCTCTGGAATATGGAGAGAGGAGGAAATTGATGAAACAGATACTGATATCTGATGAGCTGAACACCGGCGAGATGATCAAGAAGATCCGAGCCGAGAAGAACATAACCATGCAGGATCTATCCGAAGCGTCCGGCGTTTCGATATCCGCAATATGCCGATACGAGAAAGGCGCAAGGATTCCAAATATGGGCACATTCGACAGACTGATGAAGGCCATGGACGCCGACGTCACGATAGTCACTAAATAAATACGTTATAAGGCGGGGCGGTTCTCATAGAATTGTTCAAATAAAAACCTCACAATGTCTTTCATACACCACCTTTTCAAACCCTTTCTGATAAGTATAGATTACAACTCGCCGTCCCGCTTTATATATCCCGAATGAGGACGAAAATCGACGATTTCAGTGAGGTTTGAACAACCATTGAGCAATTTATCATAGCGGAGGAAAACAATGAATATTCACTTAATACACGGCAGACTTGTAAGAGACCCCGAGTTCACAAAAGGCAGCGAAGACAAGAGCAACAGATGCAACTTTACCGTTGCGGTAGACAGACGATACGGAGATGAGACGGACTTCTTCGATTGTGTCATATTCGGAAAACGCGCGGAAGTTATCCACAAGTTTTTCCACAAGGGCTCCGAGATTCTCGCATCAGGAGAGGGACAGATCCGCTCCTATGACGACAAAAGTGGAGTAAGGCGTAAAGCATACAGCATCACCGTATCAGATTTTGACTTCTGTGGATCTCCGGCAAACGGATCCAATGGCCAGGTATCGACCCAGGATGAACAGGTGAAACTCGACGAGGATATTCCATTCTGATGATTATAGTAGACACACGGGAAAAGCCGAAAGCAATCGGCAAGATACTGAAATACTTTGAAGCGAATGGCATCGAGTACGATTCCAGCAAGTTATATATCGGTGATTATATCCGATACGACAATCCATCGGTGGTAGTCGATAGGAAACAGAACATAGCGGAACTTGCGAAGAACTGTACTTCCGATCATGAGCGCTTCAAAAGGGAACTGGAACGAGTGAAGAAGGCAGGGGCTCAGCTGATACTGTTGGTGGAACAGGACAGATATAAGGACCGCGACGAATGGATCCACGTACGTGACATATCGGACCTTATGTGCTGGACTAATCCATACACGACTATCACAGGCGAGAAAGTCTATCGGGTCCTTGCGAGCTGGACGGCAAAATACCCGCTCTCGGTCCAGTTCTGTGATAAACGAGAGACGGGTAAAAGAATAGCGGAGATATTGGTATAAATGGGTAATCAATTTTTAGATGCTGCAATTGAATACGCTTCGAAGGGGCTGGCGGTCTTCCCAGTAAAGGCAAAGGGAAAGAACCCGCTCACCAACAACGGAGTAAAGGACGCTACTACCAACTTCGACCAAATCGAGAGCTGGTGGAGGAAGTACCCATCGGCAAACATAGGGATCGCTTGCGGAGAAGTCTCAGGCGGTCTTCTTGTTGTCGACCTTGACGAGAAGGATAACGGCATAAGCGGAGCTGATTCCCTTAACCAATGGGAGAGGGAGAACGGTCAGCTCCCCGATTCGTGGCGTTCGCTGACGGGAAGCGGTGGCGTCCATATCTTCTATAAGCTGGACGGGACCACCAAGAACAGAGTCAACCTATTGGATGGAGTCGACATCAGATCCGACGGAGGGTATATCGTCGCTCCACCTTCAGTCCATCCTAACGGCCACCGATACGAGTGGGAATACGGCCCTGACGATTTAGAGATAGCCGAAGCTGACGAGACTGTTAAGGAACTGTTAGGCGTCGGTAAGCAGGCGGATCCGGAACGGTTCGTGCTGCCTGAAAGCATAGGCAAGGGGCTTCGAAACGATACAATCTATAAGATGGCGTGCTCGATGCAATCAAAAGGCGCGCTGGACGATGTTATTTATATCGCTTGCAAGGCGGTGAACGAGAAACAGTGCGACCCGCCACTTCCCGAGGATGAAGTCGAGAAGATCGTAGAAAGCGCACTTACCAAAGCAAAAGGAAACGCAAAGGCGCTGGCTCCGTCAAAAGAACTTGATCTGCTGACCGTAACAGACTCCAAAGGGAACGAGAAAGTCCGCCAGTGCGCCGAGAACGTAACGAGAGTATTACTGAACGACCCGAAGCTGGCGGGCAAGATAAAAGATGACCGGTTCGGATACAGACTGATGTATCTCGGACAGCTCGACTGGCGAGAAAAAGGCGACACGTACGGAGAGTGGACGGACAAGGACGATTCCGCTCTGCAGAGTTACCTTGACATTAAGTACAATCTGAGAAACGACAAGGACTATACGAACGGCTTCAATGTGGCACTATTGGAGAACAGTTACGACCCGCTGACCGGATACCTTGACGCTCTGGAATGGGACGGGATCCATCGTATCGATGAGGCCATGACCAAATGTCTCGGGGTGGAGCCGACCCAATACAACGTAGCAGCGTTCAGAACGTTTCTGCTCGGAGCGGTACGGAGGGCATACAATCCAGGATGCAAATTTGACTATATGCTGGTTTTCGTCGGACAGCAGGGCGATGGAAAGTCCACGTTCTGCAAACTCCTTGCCTGCAACGACGAGTGGTACGATGAGAACTTCAACTTTAAAGATACGAACAGCAAAGCCACCATCGAGAACATGGCGGGGAAGTGGATCCTCGAGATGGGCGAGATGGATACGATGAAAAGGGACTTTGTAACGGCTGACGCACTTAAGGCATTCATTACGACCCAGTCCGATTCGTACCGCGCTCCATACGGAAGACGAGCAGAACGAAGACCGAGACACTGCGTATTCTGCGGAACATCCAACGACAAGAACTTTCTTAAAGACAGAACAGGAAACAGACGATATCTGCCCATCGACTGCCATTCGACGGCTGAAACCAAGCGATTTATGTTCGAAGACCAAGAAAACGTGGCAAGGCCGTACCTGAGGCAAGTCGTAGCGGAAATGGTAGCATATTACAAGGCGCATCCGAACGAACAGGCCGTCCTTCCTGAAGATATCGCAGGACTCGCAGCTGAAGCGCAGAACAACCACCTCGAGGAAGACGTATGGGTCTCCATAATAGACGACTTCCTCAGATCCGAACCGTGCAACAGGGTTAACGCAGCATATCTGTGGGATAAGGCATTCGATCGCGACGTGGCGGACATGCGCAAGGGAGAAGTGACCAGGATACTCACGATAATGCGGAACGAAATCGAAGGCTGGCACGAGATAGGCAAGGCAAGGATGAACGGATACGGACGTGCCGGAATATGCTTCGAACGGGATCCAATTAGTGTCACCTATGACACGAAAAGTGACACCTTGGAGGGTGACACCGATGCGATAGGTGACACTTTAGAGGGGTTTGAGGACGTAACAGGCGAGTGCGACATACTGTTTTAAGAGACGAAAATCACAAAAAACGTCACCTATCAGTCAAAAAACGTCACCCTAAAAATTGATAGGTGACACCCAAAGGTGACACCAAAACCCTTGATTTTCAAGGGCTCACGGGCTACTGTCACCTATGTCACCCTAAAATTTACTAAAAGAATATTTTTAGAATATAGATAGTAATTTATATAGTAATTAGAAAGTTTGGGTGACAAGGGTGACAAGGGTGACACTTGAACATTTTGGAGGTCGAAAAGAATGGAATCGAAAAAGAAGATAAAAGAGGCGCTCCGGGATCTGAACGACGTCTGTCTGAGCTATTACCTGGTGGAGGGACTCGGCTGTAGAAAGTGTCCGCTCGATAAGTACCGCTGGGATGACGGAGAAGAATGGCACTGCTTCGTAGCGGATGCCATGAATGATATCGACACCGATGCGTACACCGTAATTATGGAGGATATGACATGAATCCGAAAGAACTGATCGCGGTCTTCGGCAAAGGCTGCAAGAATTGTGAATATAAATATAGCTGTCCCGATGCGTTTACAGAGCTGTCGCACTATTGCGGAGCATACCGGGAAGATCAGGAGGAGGAGAAGGATGGACAAAAGAAAATGTGAGACCTGCATTCACGCAAAACCATTCGGAGG